TGATAGCCAAAACCCCATTTATAAACGGTCTTACCCTCTCGTTTCCTATCGGGTACTTTCCCGATTTGTTCATGTGTGTGAATGCCAGGACAAAGAAATCATTTGTTAAGAACCTAATGGACATGGAAGATGAGAGCAAAGGCGGCGAAGGAGTACCAGAAGAAGTAATTATTGAAATGTTTCGGGTTGGTCTCCTTCATATTAAGCCTGCTTGCACCTTCGAAGAGGCACAGGAGGCCGTACAGGACTATCTTATAACCTATGGTCATAAGAAACTCGATGAAAAGCTCATTGACGCTTTCGTGGACAGCGGTATTTATGACCGTGAATATGTCGAGAAACAGCGTAAGTTTTCGGCTGAGCTCGAGAAAATCAACGATGAAAGAGAAATGGCTCTTATCAAAAAAGCTCAGTTTGAACTTGAGCGTTTAAATGGTGCTATTGATGATCTCATATCGAAGGCCATACAGGAAAATCTAATTGACAAGGCAGACATACCCGGCAACGAAGACCAGGCCGACGGAGGAGGCACAGGAGAGGAAAACGAAGAGGTCCAGGACAATATACCTAAGTCTAAGCTTGTTAAGCCTTCAGCGGTCAAAGAAGAGCCAAAGCCTAAAGCTGACCCGGCTAGAGTGAAGAGTAATAGGCGCAAACCTCGCCCAGGTAAAGACCCTTTGGAGCCTCCGGAGATCCTGATATAAACATATCAGATCTTGATGTTTATACTTTCATAGACAAGCTCCAAAGGGCTGCTTATCATGCCTCAGGGTGTCGGGTCTTACCCTCTCAATCATTTTATATGACGTTGGCCGAGCTTGAAATTATCCTCTCGGTTGGGTTTGACTATCAGGAAGAATTAGTTATACGCCATGCGGACTTAAAAACGGCAATTTTAAACGCTCCACGGGTTGAACGTGAGGGACACGGAATATTTAAAATAACTGACTTCTTGCCTGAGGCTTTAAAATCTAAAATAACTGAAATTTCGGAAGAGGAACAGGTAAAAAGGATATATGCAAGGGGTGAGGCGTTAGCGGCAAAATGTAGGGAAAAATTTAAGAAGAGTTGATAACATGGGTTTGACAGTCGGAACACTCTTAACACGGGCGGCTTTAGATGTAGACGGTGCCAGCTTCGGGAAACTTGACACTGCGATAAATAACGCAACTACTCATTTATCAAAAATGTCTACGGAGTCCCGGTTGGCTCTATCTGCAACCGTCGCAAGTGTTCCCGCTGCCATTGGTGCAATAGCGGGCGCAGGGCTCGCAGTTGCTTCTAATTTTGAGGATGCCAGTACAACCCTTACCGGGTTATATGGCAATGTTGATATAGCGCGTGAAAAGTTTCAGAACCTTTCTGCTTTTGCTGCAAAAACACCTTTCGAGTTTCCTGAACTTCTTGACGCTACGGTAAAACTAAAAGCCTACGGTATCGAAGCAGGCGATTATCTTACCGTCCTCGGTGACACTGCAAGCGCAATGAATAAAACGCTTGATGAGTCGGTTGAGGCTTTAGCCGATGCTCAGACCGGGGAGTTTGAAAGGCTCAAAGAGTTTGGAGTTAAGGCCATAGATATTACGAAGAAAAACGCGGAACAGTTAGGCGTATCTATGGCCGATGTCGGTAAAACTGCATTAACATATACTGACAACTACGGGAAGCAGCAAGTAAAAGTTATTGATCGAAATAACAGAGAGGCCATAACCGCCGCTCTTGTCGGTGTAGATGGGATTTTCCAAAAGTATACCGGCGCAATGGAAGCAAGATCAAAAACTCTCTCGGGTCTCTTGTCTACATTGAAAGATAATGTAACAATGGCTCTTGCGGACCTTGTCGGCTTCGATATGGAGACAATGACCGTACAGGCAGGTTCTCTTATGGGTGCCATTGAAAGCCTCGTTAAAGCCGGTATAGGGCTTACTAACTGGCTGACAGGCATCTCTGAACCTGCCCAAACGTTCATTACTGTAGCCGGTGCAGGCATAGCTATTACTGCCGGGCTGGCTTCAGGGTATATCCTTCTAGGGGTTGCAGCTTCAGCAGCGGCAGCAGCTCAAACAGTCCTTGGTTTTTCATTATCGGCGGTATTGCTGCCAGTAACCGGGATCATTGCAGGACTGGCTTTACTGGCTGCCGGGCTTTATTACCTCGATGAAAAAACCGGAGTAGTCACATACTCTTGGAACTTACTAAAAGACATATTCACTATAGTTACATCTGAAATATTACGAGCTGCCGAAATACTCCGAACAGGAGTAGGCCAGGTTATAGACTGGATCAAAGAAAAGATAATGAGTTTGATTCCCGAGAATCTAGTATCCGGGGTTACAAGTGCCATTGACGGGATAGTAGGGCAGTTTGAAAGGCTTGGTATAAATGTACATGAGAAAGCCGAAAACATAAGAAACGATGGTGAAACAGTCAAGACTACCGCCGATGGGATGGGTACGTCTTTCGGGAACGCTGCAACCAATGTACAGGGCTCTAGTACTATAATGAGCTCTGCCTTTAATGTGGTTGGCTTTGATGCTAATCAAATGAGTTCTATCGTCTCCGGAGCAGGAACTAATATGCAGGGTTCCTTTTCTCAAACCGGGACAAGTGCAACGGGTATGAGCTCTTTGGTTACTTCTGCCGGAACTAATATGCAGGGTTCCTTTTCCCAAACCGGGACAAGTGCAACAGGCATGAGCTCTTTGGTTACAACTGCCGGCGGTAACATGGTTACTTCTATGAATAACGTCGGTTCATCAGCAACTCAAATGAGCAGTGACGTATCAGCGGCAAAAACAGGAGTAGAAGCTCTTACAACATCTGTAAATATCGCCTCCGGAGCTAATCGAAGCTATGCAGCAAGTTTTAAGGACATCTCAAAACTGTCAAGCGAGGCAGCTAGCGCAGCGGTTAGCGCATCCTCTAAGATAGGTGCAGCTTTGAAAACATCAGCCGATCAGGTGGGTAACGTTGCCAGTTTAGCCGGTAAATGGAACACAAGGGCAAAAATAGGTATAACTTCATCTGGAAGTAAAGGCACAGGAGAAGGTAACGTTAAAATCATTCCTGCAAAAACGACAACGAACAACAATACAACAAATAACACTACAATAAACATAAGTACAACTAAATCTAGCTCAAATGTCGTTTCCGATGCAAAACGGAGTGTAGGAAAGTAATTATCACAATAAGGTTAAAATCCAGGAAGTTGCACAGCTGACAAATAACACAAGAAGGAAAGTGAGTGTATCAATATGGCAGGTGAAACAAGATTTATAACTTGGTCAGGCGGTCCGGCAGGCGATTATATTACCGACGGTACGCACGACGAAGCCGAAATTAACACGGCTATGAGCTGGTTGAATTCAAACCCAGGCAATATATTAATAATGCGTGGAACTGGAAACGTAAACAGTCCCCATTATTATAATATCGAAGCTCAGGTAAAAATAGCAAATAACATGAAGTGGACCGCAGAAGCCGGCGTTATGCTATGGGTACCTGATGGGGCGTGTGGAACTAATACTACTAATTGCGTTTTTCCGAACGGTACGCCAGTCATAGGCCAACTTAATACATATGTTGCACATGTTGAAATATCAGGGTTTTCTATCTCCGGAAACTGCAATAATCAAAGTACTGTCTTAGGATATGCTCACGGGGTTTTGCAGTCTACAGGCTCCGGAGTAGAAAGGCTATTTGGATTCAAAGGCGTAAGCGGGACCGGCCCCAAATGTACAGACATCTATATCCATGATATACACGCCATGGATTCATGGGGCGAGTTTTTACATCTGATGTACGGCAGGGGAGAGATTAAGATATCTAACTGCCTAGCTGAAAATCATCAGCATGATTGTGTTATGTTAATAGAGGTCGATGGAGACGGAAACGAGATAACCGACTCTACCTTCTACGGGATAACTGACGGATGCGTAAGGCTTGATAACTGTAAAAAGATACCTGTTCACGATTGTTATATGTTAGCATACTCCGGGACCCATAATAACGGTGCTACTAAATACGGTCATAACGGTATGCAAATAGCAAACGAGAGTAACAAAACACTCCTAACAAATGAAATATCGGTTTATAACTGCTATTTCGAAGGTCCTAATCTTGACGGTATTTGGCTTAATGACCAGTTGAAAACAGCAGGCTCAGCCGATCAGTCAGTATATATTCATCATTGCAAGTTTTCTAATCAGATTGCATGGGCAGATTGGGCTTATTGGTCAAGTGGAATTACTTTAGGCGCATGGGGTAACGGTGTAAAAATCGAGAGCTGTACATTTGACGGATGTTACGCCAACGGAATACAGGTTTATAGCGTCATATCCTCCGCCCAAACCCATAAACTAGAAATCGAAAACTGTAATATTATTAATACAGTTGGGTTAAGGGCAGGTTCTTCTAATGGTCCATCGGTTCAGGGATGGGGACTTTATAACGCGGTTCCTACAAAAATGTCAATAGTTGCCAAAAATAATTACTTAGCTGGCAACATAAACGGAGATTATAAAAATGTAACTCCTGTTACCTCATCTACTTCTTTGATATCAGGAGCAGAGCCGGGCGGAGGCTCGACTATTGATGATGATGATTCAGATTATGTCCCGCCTGAATCATCCGGAGTTTATATTCCTGCATCTGCCTCTATAATCGATACTGACTTCAAATATGTACCTAGAGCGGATGATGATTTCAGAAGTTATATAAACGGCGTTCCGTTCGAAATGGTTAGATTTCTGCCTGTAGGCCAGCGCGGTATAAGTGAATCTGAAAGCCCTTCTTTCGAAGGAACTAATTTAGGGGATCTCGGGCTCAAAGGCTGCGAAATTGAACTCACGGGTTTAGCTGCCGATATCGACGAGCTGTATAAAATAAAGGCTGCCTTTGCACAAGAGGGCAGGTCATTCTTAGAGCTTGGAGGTTCTAGGAAAGGATACTTTGTTAGCGGTCTAATGTCAACTCATGGATCAACTGAAGATATGAGTCAGGGAGACATAGCCGGCGAAAACATCATATTCAATGCTACAGTTAAAACAGAATTCCCTTATCAAGAAAAGATGATTAAGGCAGTAAGGGACCACTATGTCAATAGTTCTTGTATAATCTCATCCGATGATATACACAGTGGCAATGTAGTTAAGAATAATAACTTTTTAAATTGGTCAGTGCCTCAAAACCTCGTATGGGAAACTATACCCGGTCCTTCATCGGCTGACCTTCAGAATGTTAAATACTCTCCTGAACTTCAAATGTGGATGGCAGTCGGAAACAGCGTGTCAGGAGCAGACCCCCAGTGTATTATCTCCGGACGTTCGGTTATTCCGGATCACAGCGGATATAAAAATCATGGGCTGGCTTCCGGAGCTTGGGAAAGCGTGACAGGCGGCGGGGTGTCATTCAATGGTATTGATTCATACGTAGCAATACCAGACCCGGAAATAACAAACACTTCCAATTATTCATTATACAGCCGGTTTAAAGTTGGTGCTTCTGGCGTTATTCAAACTTTAGTAGGTATAGCGAAATCAGATTCAAACGTTCAAATATGTAATCTTACCCTGAATACCTCAAATCAATTATTACTACAGCATAGGGATGATGCTGGACATATTGCGAATGTATCCTCATCAATTAATGTAAATGATGGGTTAGTTCATGAGGCAGTAGGCACCAGAGACGGAGACACGTTTACTTTATACCTCGATGGGGTCCAGGTCGGGCAGGTAATTAACTCCACTATCGGGACCACAACCACGGATAGAGCCGCAATTGGATGTTTACCGAGGCTAAGCACCCGGTATTTATTTACCGGGGAAATATACGAAACTAGGATATTCTCGGATACTATCCCATCTGGAAGTATATCTACTGCCGGCACCAGGACAACAAACCGTGTAAGCTCCTTTAACAGTCCAACAACTGAAGAGCCGGGTAATTCTTGGATAACTCCGCCTTGGTGGTCTGCCTTATCAAGTAACCGGAATAACTGGAAAGGTCTTGAGTGGTGCCCAGATTGGGGCATGTGGGTTATTTCGTCGGTAACTTCCTATTTAGGGGTTGATGATAAAATTGCCTATACTGCCGATGGGGCAGAATGGTTTATAGTAACTACTCCGAGCGACTCGAATGCATGGGCTAACCTTCTATTTATTCCGCCTAACTCGACGGTTCCGAATGGCCGGCTTATGGCATTTGCTCAAAGCGGCACAGGTAACAGGATTTTATATTCAGATAATCAGTTATCATCCTATACAACCATAGCAGGACCCGCCGACGTACTTTCTAATAACTGGTTAAGCTCTGCATATTCCCAGGAACTTAACCGTGTTGTTGTTGTAGCTTTCGGCGGATCAGCTTCTAAAAGGGTTATGTATTCCGATGATTGCGGATCTAACTTTATTTCTGTGGTTAGTCCTGCTCAGCAATGGACCGGCGTTATATGGGCAAAAATGCCGAGTATGTTTATGGCTTGTTCCCAGGACGGGACCCAACAAATCATGACATGTGCCGACGGTATAAGCCCGTGGACACTTCAAACAACCCCATACGCTGACGCTGTAACGTCCAGTGGGTCTAGTACTGTCGTTCGTACTCTTGCCGCTCAGTCAAATGTAGGATGGAATTACACTACGTTAGCGACAGATTACAGCGCAAGTGTAAACCCAATGATTGAATTTGTCCTGCCTGCCTCCGGGCTTACTGCCGGGAATCATTACCGTATAGATAATGTACATGCAAGACTTCGGATAGTTAGCGCAGGTCCAACAGCGTACTTAAAAGTAACTGCTCAGACAGCGACTATATCCGAAACAACTATTAAAGAATGGACCGAAACCTCAACAGTTTACCAGGACAAAAGCTATGATTGTGTTTTCGAAGGAGCAGCAGACGAGGCCGTAACAATCAGGTTTTATCTTAAAACTTCCAATGCATCAATTAGAGCCGGAGCCGATAACATGGGTTATGACGCTTCGGAAATGACAAGCGGCTCATCTACGATAACATATTCCCGTAATCTATGGCGAGATATTTGTTATTCGGATGAGTTGAACCTCGCGGTAGTTGTCTGCTATGACACATCATTAACTAATAATGTCATGTATTCTCAGACCGGGACTAATTGGTATATGGTCCCGTCGATAGCTGCAAATCAGTGGTGGTCAGTTGAATATTCACCGGAAACTAGAACATTCATTGCAGTAGGTCAAACAGGCTCAGAAAGGGTTATGTTAGCCAGGGGTTACGGTGAACTTGTGGATATCGCGCCAGACAACTGGACAAAGGTAACCGATGGCCAGGAAGCAAGCGACGAGCATACAAATGGCAGTGTTTATACCTACATGATTAAAGGTAATGGAGTAGACGAAAACCCAGGATACATTTATCAAAAATTACCGTTTGACTCCATGTATGACGCAGGCGAGCTTTATATTTTAAAATCATCGGCTTATGTTGAGGGGTTGACCTCAGGAGCTTTCGCGGTTGACATCTTTGCAGGTGGAACAATCGTAAAGGAATTGATATGGGACGCTAACACCAGCGAAATAGACACAAAGGAAATAAGGTTTATCTTTGATACCATACCGCTAAATGTTTATGCCCGGATACGTGGAATAAATACGCCAAATGACGGAGCGTATTTTTACAACTCGAACATTATAGTATCAAAGGTTCAGGAATATGAAAATGACCAGGTCGGCGCACCAATAGCGACCTTTGGATATAGGGACGCAACACCAAATATTAAATTAAAGGGTGTGGGCACTAATACAATGTCCGCAGACTCAAACCGGATAATATCAGACAAGGATTACGATACTTATACAACTACCTCAACGAGTTATGGAGATCCAATAAAAACAATAACCTTGCCTGCCCTTACAGGCGGTTCTAAATATCAGTTAGATGCTTTATCATTCGACTTTAAAACCAATAACACAGGAGCTTACATATATTGTAAAACTACAATTCAGGCACCTTCGCTTTTTGGTGGAGCTGAGCGCGATATAAGCATGTATACAACCAATGGGACAAGCTATGAATATAGGCGTTACAAACTGCCTTATCCTTTGATCTCAGAGACTAACGAGCAGGTAATATTTAGATGGTATATTAGGATCTCAAAAGCCGGTTATATTGGATATGTCAAAAATGCATGGTATCAGTTTACAGAGTTGCTAGATGTAAACACTACTAAAAATGTTCCAATCTACCTATATAATACGAATGATTCCCGGATAGTTTTAACATGCTGTGATAGTCTCCCGCCAGGTTACCAGGTAGAAATAAATAAAAACGGTATCGGTAGCTATAGGTATATAGAATCATTTGCAGATGATAATTTCATATCAAATGCTTATGAGGTAGTAGGTGGTGTTTCCAGAGACGAAACAGAACAAACGCTTTATATACCCGATGGAGGTTCAATAACATTTCCAATGAGTACCTATTATCCTGTTTCCGGAGTTCCGTTTATAAAAATGCTCGTTGTATCGGGAATACCTCAGATTTCTATAGCTGTGGATACTGGAAGCGGACCTGGCACTTTTTACGAAGTTGATTCTAACACTTCTGTATCTGTAGAGAATGCCGAAGTTATCAGACTTCTTGACAATGCAGCAGACTTAACACTGAGGGGTGAAAGGAAGTTCTATGTAAAGATATCCAACTTGTCCGGGGCTTCTTGTACATTCGGTCAAATGCTTATTTACTCAACTCTTGACACTATCGACGCAAGAAGGTTAAAAATATATTCTGCAATTAATCCCAATGCAATAGCGGTAGAGGTCGGCGGTGATGGTAAATGCAGTGCCGTATTATCAATAGAATACAGGGATACCCAAATAATAACATGAGGTCATAACATGATAAGATTTTATGACTACTCAGCAAGAATACAGAAGCTCACAGGGGAGGTTTATTATCCTCCTGTAGTTTCATTTAGTACAGTCGATAACCTGCCATTTCAGAACTCTCCGGAGGCATCTATAGAGGTCATAGCGAATGAGAATTTATCAGGCATACAAAACATTACCTCAATAGAATTTGATGATATCATAAGGCTGAGCGTATCTATCAGGTATCATCCGAAGGATGTACCAGTATATGTTAATCTATTTGAGGGAAAAGTTCAGAACATATCTAAAAATTATGGAGAACTGAACACGGTAACACTTCAATGTGTAGGCCATATTTATGAAGTGTTCGACACTCTGGAAGTATTCGGCCATTCATGGACAAGTACAGTAGACGCAAAAACAATTATATCAACCCTTATGAGCGAGTCTCATAAGCTCAGCCGGGTAGAGTATGACGCTTCGTATGTTGATTCCGGTGTGACACTTCCAGAATTTAACGTCGAAGCTGAAAAAATGTTTCTGAATCAGGTACTTTCTAAAATAGAAGAAATATCCGGGTATACAAAATACTTCGATACTGTCCAAATATACGATAGATGGGGCATACTGCAACATATTTACCTTACATTTAAATCAATATCAGCAGCGGTAACGCATAAATACGAAATTAACGAAGGTTCTAACAGGCTTATTGCTGCCTCGGTTGACTCCATAGGCGAGGATGTAAAAACCTTTAGGTATGTCGTTGGAGGAACCGACGAGGTAACGGGGACCACATACCACGCCGACGTATCAGACTCGGTGGCAGTTTCTATACATGGTCCTCGTTATGCTCTTGATACCTACTCGTGGATCATGTCAAACTCATTATGTACTCAGGTAGCACAGGGTTTACTAGATGGTTCAAAAGATCCATATGTCTCTATATCATGCACTTTAGAGGGAACACCAGACGCGCACAAGGGAGACCTTGTTAAAGTTGATTTTCACACACTGGATTTAAAGGGAGTTGCAGTATCCGGGAATTACCGCGTCGCAAAGGTGCAGCATCGTTTATCTGAAACAGGAGCTTATACAACTCAGTTAGACCTGAACAGGGTAAAAATGACTCCAACGGAATATACGATAAAGTACATTTCACAGAAATTAAATACTGTATTGACAAACCAGGCATAACACAAAAAGGAAAGAAAAGTTGCTGCAGTCACTCGAAGGATAGTACAAAAAGGAAATTATAGGTATTTTCTATATTTTATAAGAAGGTACCTATAATACAAGTATGCAATTGGATCATGTAACCAAAAAACTACTTTTTCTTGAAAGGTCCAGGAGCTGTAATTTAATAAGTTTTTATGGTCTTGCAAGCTTCACATCCTCCACAGGTACCCATAGATCAGACTCGATATTAACAAATCTTACCCGGATATGTTTTATAGGGTTCTTATTGACGGTTAGGGTCATAGGCTTTGAAATAATCATCACATAAGTTTCTTCCAGGGAATCAAGGTGATTTTCTTTTACAAACTCCTCTCTTATATTCATAATTACGCCAGGGCTAAAAGAGGACAACCGCGACACGTTGAACGATACATATTTTTTAGCTTTGCTCATATACTCACCTAAACTTTTTATTGGCTTCTGCTTTAGTTTTTATCCGGTCTAATGTATCCCACCAGGATACCGGCAATAACTCCAACTCTTTAAAGATGTCAATTTCCGGGCTATCATCCGCCCTGATGCTGTCATTTATGCCTTTCTGAGACACAGGCAACCATTTATTTTTATCCTCATTGAAATCTATTTCAATCCATAAATGAGATAAGGGAGGTAAAAATACCTCGGGTTTATCTCTTTCTGGCTGGTATTCGTTCATCAGATCACCAGTTCAAATGTTCGTCCGGCTTTCTTTTGGACCTCAGCAATTTCTTTACGGGCAGCTACCAGGGCGTTACCTCCTGCTTTCATAGTGGATATAATCCACTTGAGGTCTGAGCCGTCAAACAAGGAAGAACCGATAACAAGCCACTTTGTACGAAGGTTTGTACGTATGCAAAGTTCTTTTCCATTATCCGGGGACCTCTTGACAGTATAGAAGGCTACATTTCCATATCTGTAAATGTCCGGGAGCTCTTCGAAAGGCAATACATTATGTACTGATTTAACCCTGAACAGCAGGTTACTTTCATGAGGGACCATTTCAAAAGTAATCTTACATACCGAATGATCATTTGATAACTGATTTCTCAGTTCTGCATTCCTTGAGAGCCCTTTAGGACCGCATGAATCGGCAGATACGACGGAGCCAGGTGAACCAGTTGATTTACTTTTATCTTTTGCTGTAGCTTCTCTGAGTGGTCCGAGCGGTGACACGGTGAGATACTTGTCCATGAGTTCTAAAGTCTCATCCGCCAGGACCGGAACAAACATAACCTTTGGTGAAGGGTTTAAAGCTGCATTAACCTGAGAGCCTTCGAGTTTGCTCACGAAATCCCGAGCCTGCTTTACCATTTCATCAAATGGGTTATTTTCCTCTAATGTAACCTGTCCGGTTAAAAGTTTGTTGTCGTTCTCAAGAAGTTCTTTAATGATTGTGTCTATACCATTCATATATTATCATATCCTCGATTTTTTGTTTATTTCAGTTGATTTTCTGTTATTTTTCATCAATTAATTGAAGTTTTTAACTAAAAACTCTTGTATTTTGCAATGTTCTGTTTTTATGCCATTGCCTGAAGAAATAAGTTTAGAGACATAAAGCTCATTTTTACTTATTACCTCTGGCGGGATAGTGTCCAGGAAGTCTATAAACTCCCTCTCAGTACTGCATCTACGTACACTAACATCGAGGCAGTTAAGGGACCAGCTTTTACTAATCGGCTTGTAATACTGCCAATACTTAGACATTCCGGAATTACCGGGCACTGGATCATGTGTTTTTTGTCTGCTCAGTGCGTACCTTATTTCGTGTTTAACCTTCGGTCTTTGAAGCTTAATAGCGTTTTGGGTAGTATCAAGACTGCTTTTACAATAGGAATACATCCTATTGAACAACTCATCCGGAGTATGTAAACTTCCGCTGTCCTGCCCATCCGGCGTATATATTTCGATGCTGTCAACTATGCAAGAATCGCTTATAACATAAGATTCTGAAAACATAGCTACGAAATACTTTTCGAAATTCTCAACGGGCTTTATAAACCAGTCAAAGAACTTGAACTTTCTTAAATTAAGTTCACCATCGGGCTGAATCAATACTATCTGAAGGATAGTTAAATTAGATCCTTCGGACGGTGGTTTTATTATTCCTTTGTATCGGTCCAATATATCACCTTTTAATACTGCAAATACCTATTAAGTATACGTGTATATATACCTTATCATCAGATGATTAAGTATATATAGGTCTGGTTCTATTGTTATTATGGTGAATACCTATGCAGAATTTGAAGAAAATCACTATAGGCAAATATGCCTTTGAAATGCCGACAGAATCAATAACAGGCTGGCTTATTTTCGGGCTGGCTGCATTGGGTCTAGGATGTTTCATTTTATCATGAGGTACTATGACCACGAACAGCTATAACGATACCCTGAATATAATTTTCGGGGATAACCGACGGGTAAACATCTTGCGTTTACTTTATGAAATGAGTACGCAGGGAGACCCAATATATATAAGAAAAATAGTTACGAGGACGGGATACACTCCCCAGACAGTTACAAATCATATAAACGAGCTTGAAAAGTATGGAGTGATAAAACGAACACAGCGCGAAGGTTCGCCGACAAAATACATAGACCTCAATGAAAATGTTGAGGGTGTGATAGATCTTATTCAAGGTTTGAAACTATGATCGACTGTTCAGGCATCTCCACAGCTTCACAACTTCAAAAGTACTTTGATAAATACGGAGCTGAAACATATCAATTTAGTAAGAATCAAAAGATTGCTGTAGATACTCGGATGAATATAAACGGGGCGTATAACCTAAAGGGGTTTTCTGCATATGCAGATATGCCCATTTTCAAGTTAAACCCGAGAGTATCCGAAAAAGACTTCGGTATACAGGAAGCAATTATAACCATCAATGGGGCAGGACCTTCTATAGAAGGTATCCGCTTTGATGGGAATGACGTAAACCAACTATTTGAAAGAGGAGATGGTTACCACAACTTCATAAAACTATACAAGACTACAGGCTTCAGAGCAGACCGGTTATATGTCGAGAACTCACTCGGGGATGGAATCCGGGCACAGTTTGCGGATGATACCGAAATATCAAGAATGGGAGTTCATCAATGTGGGCATGATGGAATATACTTGCAGGAATCTAAAAATGTAATTGTTTCGGGATGTGTGTTTCATATCCGGACCAATTGCGCTACAAGGTTCAGAGCTTGTGAGAATGCCCAATTTTATAATAATTGGGTTGAAAATCAAATCCATACAGGCATAAGCACAGGGCCAGGTCTCCAACTTGAGAATTCAACAACCTCGACAACTGCAAAAGATTACAGCATATTTAACAACTACTTCAAAAACACTGATGGTCCGGGAATATGGGCTATTAATACATATGCTGCAAGTCCGGACGCTGCAACAGGCTTGAACATCTACCAAAACACGTTCGAGAATTGCGGCCAGGGAGGGCACTATAAGAATGTCACAAGTACAGGCGGTATTTGTATCGATGGTTGGAAGGCAGGAATCTATCAAAACCTTTTCACGGGTTGCAGCTCTGGCGTGACTATAGGTCCTTGGGTTTCAATAACTCCGGCTGGTTCCGGGTATCAAGTAACAGTTAAAAATAATATGTTTGCTCACTGTGCAGCAGGCAAGCAGGTCTATTCATCGGCTGGTACAGGCATAGACAAAACTTCTAAAGTTAATACAAAAGTTTCATGTTCTGAAAATTGGTTCTATGAAAATAAAAATGACTATTTCGGGACGGGAGAGACGACACAGATAAACCCATACCTAACGCTAAATAATCATCTATATGTAATAGGTGATAAATCAAGCGTCGAGGGTAGGGGTATAGGCGCAAAAGATGTAAACAACACATATGAGTCAACCGATGTTGAAAAGGTCGAAATTAGAATATCAAAGATTCTGAAGGTAAGATACTCGGATAAATACCCGAATGTTCTTCCTGAAGGTGTGATAATATGGAAGCGTAAATCATGAACGAAGAGAAAACATATAGTTCTGACCCAAAATATGTATTCACAACTAAATACAGTGATTTTGAGCTAGATACTAATAGACATCCAGAAGCTACGGTTACCTTACCGGCAAAAGACGGTTACGACCTTAAATTGTTAGAACTGACTGTAAATATGTGTACTCAGTCAATAGGTAATACTGCATATTGTACATATCTTTTAAAAATCGATGGTGCAATATTTAACCCCAATTTAACACTAAAGACTACCTCAACTGGATACACTCCGATAAAAGCTTCAATTAGTAAGCAGATCAGGACCTCAAATGATGTAACCTTTTATTTACATCTCAAAACCTCAAACTCTGCTTCTAAAGCTATGGTAAAAAACTTTCAGATAAAATACAAATATGTAGCAAAAACCGTAAACGTGGCACCAGTCACACCAGAACAGGACACAAGCGAGGCGGAAAATTTGGAATATATATTATATATTTCCGGATCAGAAACGGATGTGGAAGCGGCAATTTCTGAACTTAAAAAAGAGTTTGGAGATAAAGCCACAGTGGAAACATATTCAAAAAAGTGATTCAATGGCAAAGGACAGGTACAAATTTAAAAGGGATAAATCAAATATGGCTCCGGGTTGTAACGTGCCCGGATACAAGCCAAAAAGGAATAAAAAACGGAGCAAGACCAATATAAACACAGAAAAGGTGAAATATATAACTCCAATCTGTCCCTTGGGTGGTAAATGTATTCAACCCCCAGGAGAGGACGGTTATAACCCTGCAAACTGTAAGAAATGCTCTAAGATGATCGAGGGTTTATCATGGTAACGGCAGAAAAATTACCTGTAACTGAGATATCAGTTAAGCAGCGCGGCAGAAGGA